GATGCGTGCGACGTCGCACAGGATAAACAGCAACCGTCAGTTGAGAATGTGAATATGGATTGTCCGCCAGATCAAGGTACTTGTCCAAGGCAGAACTGGGGGACATCTCGTGAAGATCAGCATGAAGGACAGAAAGAATGTGCGAAGTGTTGGAATCATTATAAGAACTTGCACAAACAGGAGAAGGTGGAAGTTCCGGAAGAGAAAACGCTGGAAGTTGAAGAGAGGATTCCATCAGATCCTGTGGAGAAAGAGGTAGAGCCAGAGCCGGAGTTGTACGAAGAAGTATCTGAGAAAACCGATATCGATATTGCAAGGGAAGAGAATCAGAAAGCCCGGATGTATCTAGAGATGGCTGAAAAAGAATTCGGTCCAAATGATATCAGGATCCGGAAGCAGAAGATATTAGTTGCAGCACTGGCAGGATATATCCATGATCTGGATATGGTATTGAATCCTCCGGAAGAACCAGAGCAGCCGGAACTTCCAAAACTGAGGAACAATGACCAACGGAAGGAATGGCTCAGAAATTACAAAGACTGGGGATTGTGGTATCACGATGATCGTATTGATGTGAATTATTACAAATATGATTTCGAGGATGGCAGTAGATTGATAGTAGCCGAATATCCAAAGAGAAAGTATTACTGGAATTCTGGTGAGTTAGAGGATAGTCATTATTTTCATTTGCTGGAAAAGAATAAAAAGTACTACGGAAGAGAAAAGACGTTTGATCAACAGTATGTGCATACCGAAGACAGTGAGACTCATTTGGTGGAATTCTTGAAGAATCTGCAGAAAGGGGCGAAATAAATGTTAGTAGAGAAGAGCTTAAAAGAAGCATGTGGAGGAATAGATCATGGAAAGATTAACACATAAAAGAGAGAACGGTATAAAGCGAGGGTACTGGCCCCCGAACAAGAAACAGGAGTTGGTGGATAGGCTGGCGATGTATGAGGATAGGGAAGATGCTAAGGACACAAATGTCCCTGGCAAATGGATTCCGTGCAGTGAGAGATTACCAAAAGATAGGCAGATTGTGGTAGCTGATATTGAATGCAGTATTGAGGGCAGAATGTGCATATTCGCCTATTTAAGAATCGTTGATTACATGGGGTGCTGGATAAATGCCAATACAGGTTTTCCTGTTCTAGCCAATGTTGTTAAGTGGACACCATTGCCGGAACCATACAAGGAGGAACAATGAAGATAATAATATTCATCATTATCGCCTGCACGCTCTTTGTTGCCTGGAGCTTATGCATTGTAGGAGCAAGTGCAGATGAACAATTGGAAATGATATATGCCAAGGATTTGGAGAGAAAGGAGAATAGCATGGATAATACATATGCACCAACGGAAAATAAAGAACAGGAAAAGATAAAGGTAGAGAGCATTGACATTGTAGTGACTGGGGCGAAAGAAAAACCATATTACGCTATTAAGTATAGAAAGATAGGCAATAACGAAGATTGCATCGGGTATGGCTCTTATACTCTGGGATATGTGCTTGGATGGAAAGAACAGTGCTTTGAACTGGTAGAAAGGAAAAGCGACTGGATTTCGATAAGTGAAAGACTGCCGGATACGGATGAGTATGTCCTGTTGTCATTCGAAAATTATACAATGGCAGCGATCGGACGCTATGAAGAAAATGATGAAGGCGGTACATTCTATCCGGGAGATGATGAAAAATCATATTCAAGCTATGGAATATTTGTCAATGCATGGATGCCATTGCCGGAACCATACAGGGAGGAGCAGTAAATGCATGTAGAAGTAAGCGAAGGATTCCGAAAAACCATTGCAGACATTGTTGATTGTTGTGTAGAAGGAAATACAAACAGCTGTACATTGGAAGTTGAGGTAAGGGAAAACGTCAGTCTTGTGATTGATATGAAATTTGAGGTGAAGGAGAAGAAAAGATGCGAGTAGAAGAAATTGCAGTAAGACAAGAAGTAAGACAGATGCTGTCAGAAGCCGGATTAAACAGAAATACATTACGAGAGATGACTCAGCAGATTTTGAGAGAAGAAATCAAGAAGCAGGTAAAATATGCGGTAGAGCATATTAATGTGAACGATGTCGTCCGATACGAACTGACATCATACGAAGGAAGGTCAGCATTGAAAAATGCGATTAGTTCAGAGGTTTGCAACATGGTAAAAATCAATGTTGATGTGACGGCATTTGATGCGAGAGAACAAAACGACGAAGGAGCTGAGAAATGATTGAACAGAGGAAGAGACAGAAGACAGGTAAGACTGGATAGTCAGAAGCATTACAAAGGGTTGGAGGAGAACCATGATGCGAAAGCAAGTGATAGATTTCATACACCACCAGCTTATCAGAGTTATTCGGTGGAGGATTACTTGCGGAAGATGGGAGTAGACATAAAAGAGGTGACCGACGATGAGTGAATATGTCGAGTGCTATGAAAACTTAAAAGCAGCAGTTGTAAAGCTGGCAGCGGATGATTACCGGCGGGCATTGATCAGGCTAAGGCGACACCCAAAGGATACGAATGCGCTTCATACAAAAATTGAATGTGAATTATTTTTTCGTAAAGGCATTGAGATGTACAGTGACATGGATGGAGAGATGTTGATCAGTGGGATTCAGGAAAGAGTGAGGCGGGAGTATAATGAACAGAGAGCAGCTAAGTAAATACAAGAAGAATATGCGGGATATTGAGAATCTGGATGGAATTATTGTCAAGCTTCAGGAAAGACTGGATGCAGTACCGGTGGTATCGGGGAAGGTTACAAAGAGTTCGGATGATTTCCCTTACATCGAGGAGCATGTGCAGGTTAGGGTAGAAGAGCCGAAGGCAGCAACTGCATTGAAGATGCGGATCTATGAGAAGGAGAAGAGAAAAGATCAGCTGATCCGGGAGAACGAGAAAGTAGAGAAGTACATAGCCGCAATGCCTGATGGAACGACCAAGGATATATTTGAGATGGTATTTTTGGATGGAATGACGCAGAAAGAAGTT